CTCTAAATCCACTGTTCTTTGAATTCCAGCGCCAAGTGTTGTTTCGCTTATATGCGTCCAAGCACCACCACCAGCATCAGCAAACGCAAGAGTCCCGCTACCATTAGTAGTTAATACTTGGTCAGCAGTTCCGTCTGTAGTTGGTAGAGTAAACGTCCCGACAAAGCTAGTCAGGTTAGAGTCATAGGCTTGAACGTCAGTTCCTATTGCTACACCCAGATTAGTTCTTGCTGTACCAGCGTTAGCCAAATCAGATAGATTGTTTGCGGTAGCTGCATAATCTGAAGTTGCCGCAGTAGCTATAGTGCCTAGACCAAGATTAGTTCTAGCAGTAGCTGCACTAGCAAGATCTGACAAATTATTAGCAGTAGCAGCGTAGTCACTGGTTGCTGCTGTAGCAATTGTGCCTAGACCTAAGTTAGTGCGGGCAGTAGATGCACTACCTAAGTCACTAAGATTATTGGCAACTTGAGCAAACTTAGCATCAGCAGCAGCCTGTGTATAAGTGTTGGCTACGTTAAATGCACCGTAAGCTACGATATCTATAATATCGCCAGAGGTAGCACCTGTAGTAAGTACAATGTTTGTGCCAGACGTAGCAGTAAAGTCAGTACCTACTAATAGCTTTACACCGTTTAAGTAGACATCTACATAGCCAACGTCATAGGTAATCGCAAAAGTAGTCTGTCCAGAAGTAGCTGTGTAAGTTTGACGATTGCTTGTACCATTGACAGCAGAACCAGCAGCAGTCCAGCCTGTGCCTGTATAGACACGCATTTCTTCTGCTGTGGTATCCCAGTACAAAGCACCTGTTAATAGAGCATCACCATCATTGTCTACACTGGGTGAGCTAGACTTAGCACCTAGATAACGGTCATCAAAAGCATCATAACTAGCAGCCGCAGATGTGGCAGAAGTTGCAGCATTTGACTCGGATGTTGAGGCGTTTGAAGCCGACGTTGCAGCGTTTGATTCTGAAGTTGCAGCTGCCGCAGCGCTTGTAGCTGCTGAAGTGGCGCTTCCAAGAATACTATCTACGTATCCTTTGCGTGTTAGCTCGTCTGCTGTAGTAGGAGTAGCGGTAGACGTAATAGAGTTTGTACCTAGTACAATATTACCCGTCATAGTACCGCCAGACAGGTTTAGTTTAGTGTCTAGCTGTCCTTTGTTTACAGCGTCTCCACTAGCAGTGCCATCAGCAAGACCTGTAATCTTGCTTGATCCCATAGCAATAGCACCGGTCATAGTGCCGCCTGCCAAAGGCAGTTTAGTTGCTATGGAGTTAGTAATTGTAGTTGAAAAATTAGCGTCGTCGCCTAAAGCAGCTGCTAATTCATTTAATGTATCTAGCGCAGCAGGGGCTGAGTCAATTACATTAGCTACTTGAGTATCGACGTATCCTTTAGTGGCAGCGTCAGTGCTTGCGACAGGAGAGCCGAGGTCTGTAAGGACAGCAGTATTAAAATCTACAGTTCCGTTTAATACAAGGTTGTTTAAGGTTGTTGTGCCGCTTGAAGCGGTGACGTTACCTGTCAAGTCGCCGGTGATGTTACCGGTTACGTTTCCGGTTAGATTGCCGGTTACATTGCCCGTCAGCGGGCCTGAGAATCCTGTATTTGCAGTTATGTTCGTGCCTGTGATGGCAGAGGGCGTTGTGCCGCCTATAACGATACCGTTGACTGTACCGCCAGTAAGAACTGCATTGCTTGAAGATAGGTTACTGTTAGCTGTTACAGTACCTGTAGCTGTAATAGTTCCAGTAGTAATTGATGAGGGGTTAGTACCCAGTTCTACAATAGTAGAAGAAGCATTCTCTGTAAAGAGACGCTTATCTGTTACATTAACCGCTAACTCGCCCTGAACTAAGTCTGATGTCGATGGGACAGCTGAGGCGGTAGAGCTGTTCTTCGTAATGATAGTCGTAGTCATGTATCTACCTTAATAAACCTCTGAATTAAAAACAGGGGAGGCTCCGAAGAACCTCCCCAGTTAACTTAGTCCTTACGCGTTAACGTTAAGGATAAAACCACCTTCTGGGCGAAGAACCTTCACACCATACAGATGATCAGCAGTGTACAAGTTAGAAAGCCATTCTTGCTTGTACTGAGTCTGAGAACGAACACCCATCTGCTCAGCAAGAACAAAAGCGTCCCTGTGGAGAAGAAGCGCTGCTTTCAGATCGTTGGTGTTAGCAGTGTTATCCCCTGCGGCTTCAGAAGTAGCGCAGTTAGTAGATACGTAAATGTCAACACCGTAGATGTTACCAATCAAACCGTTCTGTACAGGCTGACCACTTACGAAGTCAGAAGATACATAACGATCAACACCCATGATAGCGTTACGCAGTGAAGGAGGAATAACAAACGAACGATTGTCGAAAGGCACGTCGTTGTCGTCCATCTTCTGCAACAAGGCACGGAAGCCAGCGTCTGTGAAGACATCGCTAGCAGTTACCGTGTCTGCGGCGTATGCGGTCAGGCCAGTAGAGGCGTCAACGTAGTAAGAAGCAGTGTTAACATAAGTACCGCTTGCATTACCAAGATTGACAGCCAAACCATGCAGGTCTGAGTCTACTTGCTTAGCCAGAGCATAACCAGCGTCTGTGGTATAGAACTGACGGAGTGAAGACAGAGCCTGTACGTCGGTGATGTCTTCGATCAGTCGTGAGTATTCAAAGTGCTTGTCGATTACGACTTGTACTTCGCTCTCAGTAGCGTTTTGAATGCTAACTGCTGTGTTGGCAGTCTTAGCAGTCGCCGAACCACGAACGGGAGCAGGAATATGGACAGTATCGCCCTTCTTACCTACCATGCTCATTTTCTTGACGAGTGGCGCGAGTACGAGTGAATTTTCGTAGGCCGCGATAACCTCGTCCGACCAAATTTCTGGGATAAAAGTAGCTGCGCTAGTGTTATCCACAGCATTGGTCATATCAGGGTATACAGACTTAGTAGTCATAATAATCTCTTCCTATAAATGATTATTTGACCCTTCCTTCGGCATAAGCCCTCATTATCTCATCCTGAAGAGCTTCGTACCGACTAGGGTCGTTACGCATTAGTTTAATAATGTCTGCTCTGCGGAAGATTTTCTTACCCTTCTCACTACTGCCAGAAGCGTTTCCAGTAGAAGCGTTCCTAACTGTATTGGCCCTGCTTTGCTTTTCTACGCTAGCCGTCTGAGTTACCAAAGCCTTTCGATCTTTCCAAAGGCTAAAGATTTCATCAGCTGCTTCGTAGTCATAGTTACGATCAGCCTCGGACAATAACTTAGTCCTAAAGCTGCTTTCTTTCACCCAATTCAAGAAGGCTTCATCCTGTAAGATTTCCTTCATGTCAGGATGCTTCTGCGTCAGTATGTTCTGAGCAGCAGACTGCTTCATGGTTATCGAAGCCTTTTGAGCCTCTACAACCGCTGGGTGTTTCTCAATCGCTTTCTGAATAGCTTTCTCAGGGTCAGAGAAATAATCAATCTCTTCCTCATCGACAGTTTCTTCTCTTTTGGATTGAGACATTACAAACTCGTCTACAACCTTCCGTAGCTCGCCTACCTCGCTAGACTGCCTTCCTAGAAGCTGTTCAGCCTCTTGGTGCATCTTAACGACTTCAGCGATAGACTTACCCTGATACTTGTCGGGGACGTCTGGTGCTTCTTCTACCGGCTCTGTAGTTGTCTCCTGTACAGGAGCTACAGTATTTTCCAGTGTTGGTTGAGACTCCTCTGATGCTTCCACATCATCGTCTTCATGTCGTCCAGTGTCAATTAGTGTAGCCATTATTACTCCGTGATCTAATCATTATGGAGAGTGGTAAAGCAGCGTGGTTACTCGCCGTTCTCTTTACGCTCTTGTTGTATCTTTTGCTGCCGGTGCTTAGCCCACTTCATTGTAGCATCTGGAAATGCTCCAGACAAAGGGTCTAAGGAACTGGCAACAGCCGAGACAATTCTAGTTGCCTTGCCTTCGCAAGTTGAACATACTGCTTCCCTGATCTCTTCGTCAACATAGCTATCAGTGACGTGTCCATCAGGACAGATGAACTCATAAATTCGTCTAGCCATTGGCTGCTTCCTCGTTATTCTTGACAGTTTCTTCAAGATTGAGAATTGAGCCAATGATATTTAGTTGTCCTTTACGAAATTGAAGGTCTAAATCGTCTTTAGTGCTCAGTACTGAGTTTATGATCTTAGCGTTGTTTTCTAGCTCCTCTAGCAGAGACTTCCAGCCGTCTGTAGTGAACATCATACGCAAGTCTTCATAGTACTTTTCGTCGTCTGTCATGTCATTC